GTGATGAAATCTTCCCATTCCGGCATTGTTATCCTGTTTGGCACGTAGAAATAGAACGTCTCTAGGTCGAGGTCGTCTATTAGCGGCGCTATCGGCGTCGCGAGTCGTGCCATGATCGATTCTGTGTGGCTCCAGGTGTCTCCTGGTAGTACTTCCTCACACATGATCGGTATTAGCTCCGACGCATCGAATGCTTGTTTGCGGGTCTGCCGCATATTGAATTTTGAACGAGGGATATCCGCTCGTGGAACGGTTGCGAAGTTGTGTTGTCGGGCTGTTTTGTTTCTGTGCATTTGCTTATGCCTTGACACGTGTGTGTCTGTTTGTTTATAATCTCTTCTCTTCTCTTTTCCGTTTATCCACGGGTTGTCCCCTTCTAGGGGGCAACCGGTGGGTAAACCCTTCTTGCATCTGACGAGTGCCTCTGGCACACGTCGTCAGATGCTCTTGCTCTTACTCTTCGCGCGTGCGTGCGCGCTTCGCGCGCGCGCGTGCGTCTGTTCTGGCGTTAGCTCTTTACTTTTCTCTATTCTTACTGTCTTCATTATTTCGCTAGCGGTCTCGCTGCGTTGTAAAAGCCATTTGTCGTAGGCTTTTGGTGGTTTTTGCGGAGTTCCATCTATCACGACCTGGTCGTGTGCTGTTACCTGGTGGACGTATTCGTTCCACCAGTCCTTTCCAATGTTTCTGCTCATGAATGCCCGAGGCTGTTCAAGGGCTATGAGTTCTCCTGTTTCCTCGTCCGTCCGGACGTATTTCTGTTTACTGCGTAGCTTTTTGGTGACGTAGCTTGCTGTGTACCTGGCGGTGGCGAAGTTCAACGCACCAACCGACACGTTCCCCAGCCCCCATGCCTCTTGGAGTTCCACCGTTGTCCATAGCAACGAGGGTGTTTCCCTGATAACAATGCGATTAGCGCTGAAGCTGTGTCCGAATAGACACGCGTGATAATGCGGTCTGAGGCTCTTATCACCATACTCACCCACGGCGTAGTAGCGCAGTTTGCCGTAGGTCTTGCGCAGCCTTTTCCAGAATTTGACGAGGTCTGCATACCTGAGTCCTCCGTGTGGCGGTATGTTTTGATTGTTGTAGGTTAGTGTGAGGAATGAATTTTCCTCGTGTTGTTGGGCCTCGTGCGTGATGCGCACGGCCCACTGTCTTGCTTGCTCTCCTCTGCAGAGGATGCACGTCCCGCATGGGACGTTGAATTTGTGGTAGTCCACTCCTGCTTGACCACCTGGTGGTCTCGCAAATGTCATCGGCCCACCATTGGTGGGCCGATACATTGCGTTTGGGTGTTCGCAGGGCATTAAAGCCTTATGCCTCCTCTCATCGGCGACACCCCGGTGTTGATTGCTTTGGTACGGTTGCGCTTCCGCTGGAAGCTCTTTCCGTGCCGTTTTGCGCTTATGTTTCTCCTTGCCATGGCAAGTACTCCTTATGTGGTGAGGGGGGCTATTTGCCCCCCTCTTATACACTTTGGACCATCTTCTACTAGATTAAGATGGTCCTGGTGACACCACTTGCCTTAGGCAGTGTGTGTCTTGGCAGCTTTACTTGCTGCCTTGATCAGCCGTCAGGCTGTCTATTACCTCCTTGAGGTTTCTCTGGTGTGCCTCCTCCCGCCGCATGCGCTGCAGGTGACGCGTTCGCAGCAGCGTGACGGTTGGGACGGGCTGCTCCTCGAGCACCGCCAGGCGCTTCTCTGAGGCCCTCAGGAGACCCCTGTAGCGCAGGGTCTCCGGGTCCCAGGTCTTCGGTTCTCCGAATACCTGGGCGAACGAGGCTGGCGCAGTCGCAGATGAGTGTTTTGTTCGGGACGAGGTTGCCGTCTTCGGTGACTTTCCCGAGGTACCAGATTTCGAATTGGTGCGGCGCTTGGGCGACGTCACTTGTTGGGTCTCCTGTGTTGATGGTTCTTGCGATTGCCGATTGGACCGACTTGTCATCCGGTCCCGGAAACGGGTTCATGTAGTAGTCGATTAGTCGGTCTCTTATTGCGTATATGTTCACTTCTTCTCCTCACTCGGCGTTGGTGCCGGTGGTGTGAGGATGCTCGTGAGTTTGTCTGGCGTCAACGCCAGGAGTTCATCGATGGGCATTTCTCTTAAGGCTGGCGGCAGTTGCCGCCGCTTCTTTTCCATTTCCCTGGATGTTTCGATCATCCCCCTCAGGTCGGACGGTAGTCCGGTGAAGTCCCCGCTCATTGGCTTTGCGTTGTTTCCTGGTACCACTCCGTTGGTCAGGAACTTGCCTACGATTACGTTGATGTCTGTGTCTTTTGCCTGGGACTGGTCTGTCCTGGTTGGTTTGACGTGTTTGGTTTGTGCCCGCAGGCGGTTCATTTGGTAGTACATGCTTATCTCCCGAGGATGAATTTCAGCCATTGTCCGATGCTCATTACAGCTTTTGCAGCGGGTGACGCTGCTCCTACTGTGCTGAACCATTTAGCGATTGCCTCTTTCTCGGGGATGTCTAGGCGCATGATGAGTTCTCGCGCCTCCCCGATGCTTACTTCTCTGCTAGCCAGGTCAGCCCTGGCTTTTGCGCTCTGCACGTTGTAACCCTCTGTGTTCTGTGCGATGCGCCTTTCGATGTTTGCTATGTCGGCCTTTGCTACGGCCGCTTTCGCGTCAGCGATTACCCGGTTGATTTCTGCTTGCGTGAGTTCTGCAGGTCCCCCGCTTTCCGTGATGGGGTATTTGTCCTGCATGACTCGGGTGTTGACATGCTCCTGGTCTCTCTTTTCCACCAGGATTTGATTTTGCAGTCTCATGTTTTCGAGTTGCTGCACTTGCATGAACTTATCCCCTGCACTGCTTATCCCCTTGGCTGGCGCGTCCACCTGGTTAACTGTGGCTGCGCTGCTTTGTGGTGTGCTGGCTCCTCCCTGGCTGTAGGCAAGCATTGGGTTCATTCCTGCTTTGAGCATGTCCTGGACTCCTCTTTGCCAGGATGTGTTGCTCATGCGTTCTTCCCAGTCGCGGTTTTCCCTGTTGAGCGCGATGTTTTGTTGGTTGGCTTTCTTCTGTGCGCTTCCGCCCAGAAGCCCTCCCAGCAGGCTCGATCCTGCTGCGATTGCTGGTCCTATCCATGCTGGCATGTGTTTTCCTTAGAAGTGATCGATCAGGCCTGGCACGCTGTAGGTCGGCATTAGCCTGGCTACGTTTGAGTCGTGCTGTATGTCCATGATGATCTGCGCGCTCCACTGCGCGCTTGGTGCTGTTGCCAGAGCTCTGGCTAGTACTTCCTGTGTTTTGTCGGTGATGAATTCTTCATTGAGCGCGGGTTCTCCGCTGAATTCCTCCGACAGGTGCCACCAGTCCAGCGGCTGCGCCGCTGTGCTTCTTAGTACGCCGGTGATTTCATTCGGCGTGTATCTCATTTCTGCCCAGCGTTCCTGGTAGCCCCAGGTTGCCACTGCTGGTGTGTCGTTGGCTGGTTGGTAGATTTCTTGTGTGTTGACGGCCTGTTCTCCGAGCATTGCGAAGACTGGGAAGTAGTAGTCCAGTCTCGTCTCTCGTTTCCAGTGCCGTCTTGTTCCCTGTTGGTATGTTGGTGTGGCCCTGACCAGGGCTATTCCGATGATGTATCCGTGTTCCGTTGCTGCGTAGTTGAAAGTCCTTTTATTTCCTGAAGCGTGCATTTCAGCGCCCAGGTTGCCAACGGGTGATGCAGCGTCAGCAGGTTCGGCGTCGTAGGCTGCAGTTTGCGCAATAGGGTTAATGGTGACGGGAATCTTGGACCCACCCAAGTACTCCGGTCTTTGCAGCCTGTAGTCTGGGGATCTGATCCCGAAGTGACTGAGTATTTGTTCGACATATCGGCTGCCTCCTCTTGCGTCTCTCTCCAGCAGTTTTTGTGTTTGAAACGCGAGTCTGATCGCGTTGATGGTTGTTGCGGTTGCTGTGCTTAGGTCGGCCACCAGGCCGGTTTGCACGATGTTGTCATTCCATGCCGCGACGTTGCCGGCGATGGCGCCTGTTTGGAATGCGACTGCTGGTCCATTGATGATTGCCTGGCCCGCTACGGCTGACAGCACTCCGCTGTCTTCCCAGTACATTGCGTTATCGGGCCAGCTCGTTCCGGTCTGCACTGATTTTGGTACTACGGGGGCGAAGCCTCCGAGTGACAGTGCGACCGGGTTTCCTTTCTGCGGCCACGGCAAGCTTGCCGTGAAGTAGTCATGCCGCTTGTTCGCCCGTAAGGGCGTCTGGTCCCATACGTCTGTTCCGTTGGTGATGTTGTGTGTGGGGGTTGGTGTTTGCCACGAAGTGGACCATTCCCATTCTGCTTGTAGGTTTTGGTCTCTGAACCATTCGTTGTAGATGGTGAAGTAAGCCCATATTGGTAGCGCGTTCATTTCGAAAGCGCTTGTTGTTGTTTGGGGGAGTATACCGAAGTGGTCTATCACTCCCCCTAGTGTGACCCCGTAGGCGACCGCTCCTGGTTCGTATGGTTGGGCTTTTGGCACAACCAGGTCCACATCTGTGCCGGTGATGAAATCTTCCCATTCCGGCATTGTTATCCTGTTTGGCACGTAGAAATAGTAAGTCTCTAGG